CTTTCTTTATACTCAAGAACAATTTGATCGCATGACAGATGATCAAAAAAATCATTTTGTCAATGAATATTATCACTGTGTTCAACATGGTGATTCATGTTCAACCCCAGGATTCACTGGAATTTGCTTTGGATGCAAAAGGCAGTGTCCTGTTGGGTATGTGAAATTATTGTTAAAGTGTCGTCAATGGAAGGAAGACTTCGAAGCATCTCACAAGAAAGTGAGTCAAGTGGAGCTTCCTGAAGTGAAGACGATAATTGCTGGCGCAGTTTTGAATACTGGGCGTCAGGAGAAAGTGCAAGTGCGTGGTGAGCGTCGTGCTGGAGAAAAGGCTCAAGGTGCTGAAAGGTACAAAAACCTTTATCTGGATTATGACAAGAACTGGGCAATTCCAAATGATTCTCAGCAAGCCAAATTTCTTTGGTTTGCTTTGCGTGAGAAAATGATTGGTCTCGGTCAAGATATCCCTCGTGGTGTTGAGTGGCGCGGCAAAGTCATCGATCGGATGACTAAAGCTGGCGTGCTCGGCATTGATGATGAAGGATATTATATGATTGATGAATCTCCGGGTCAAATTGCTGAAAGGCTAATGCTCGAAGATTTCTCACAAGCTGATAAAGCTGCTGAGAGACAATCACGTTTTGTCGATGATCAAGGATATCTTGTGATGTCTGAAGTTGGCAAATTGCGCAAAAAGTATGCTGGTCGTGCACAGGGACGTGATTACGTTGGTGCTTATGAAGACGATCGTGCTAGAGAAGAAGATGGAGAAGCTCAGATGCGCAGGCTGATCAAGCAAGAGCTTCGTCAGGCCGGAGTTGACCAAAATTTACGAGGCGGTCCATCCTCGGAGATCACTGAAGCTCAAATGGAAGCACGGTTGGCAGCACTTGGTGCTGCTCCTGTTCTGTTAAGGCAAAAGCCTGAGCTGGTCGAGGATGTTAAGATGATTACTGAGCAGGAAGCTGCCTTCAAAATTGTGAAGAGCAAAACTGCTCAAAAGGCTGAGAAAGCCACACTGAAAGCTGCCGCAAAAGAGCAAGCAAAATCGTTTAAGTGTATTGTACATACTACTAATAGCGATCATAATTCAGTGGATTGTCCTAAATTCCGTAGTCGTGATTGTCAGAAGTGGGCAAAATCTGGTAGATGTGATTTTGGTGATCAGTGTTTTTTCAAACATGACACAAAGAATTTGCCAAGAGATTTACCTACTCCCATCATTGCAACACGGAATGATTTGCCAATTGTGGAGATGCAAAAAGAGTTAGCTGCAAAGAATGCCATGAACAATGAGCAGCGGTTGGCTAGATTGTATCTACACCAAGACAATCTCAGAAAAGAAATCGCCAGAATTGAAAAAGGCGAAAGTTCTGCTGAGAAGAAAGTGCAGTTTCAAGCTGCAGTCCAGGAAATTCCTGAAGCATTAAATAGAGGTCCACGTTTTGAGGTGGATCGTGCTCGGAAATTCGTTGGAGTTTTGTCTTGGGCTTACAATGGTGAAGGCAAATTTGCAAACTGGGGTCATGTTTGGGGTGGTATTTGTACTGCTGAACATGCGCTAACTACAAAGAGTGGCGAAAAAATCCCGGATGCTGTTGCTGTCCAATGTAAGATTTGGCGTCCAGATGGTTTAAATTGGAAGAGAATTTCTTTTGTTTTGACTGCTGGACAATTTCGTAAGTATTGGTATGATAGTAGTGCAGCTACTATGCCTAAGATTCCCACCGATACAGTGAACTTATATGTTAATGTGGTTCCTGGACCAGGAGTGGTTGTCTCTGGTGTAAAAGAAACCGATATTGTGCATGTGGTGGCC